GCGGGGAGCCATCAAGGACTTTGCCAAGATTATGCAATGGACCCACCGTTGGGTTCCCGACCGCTGGAACAAGACGCTCCTGCAGTACAACTTCGCCAACGGTTCCACGATTGAGTTCTTTTCGGCTGATTCGGAAGCCCGCCTCCGAGGTGCAAGGAGGCAGATACTCTACATCAACGAAGCGAATAATATTGACTTTGACTCTTACTACCAGTTGGCCATCCGTACCAGTCAGGAGATTTACATCGACTTCAACCCCACCCACGAATTTTGGGCGCATACCGAGGTCTTGCCCGAAACGGATGCGGAGTTTCTCATCCTGACTTACCAAGACAACGAAGCGCTTCCCGATACCATCCGCAACGACATCGAACTGAACCGCACCAAAGCGGAGCATTCCGCATATTGGGCGAACTGGTGGAAGGTGTACGGCCTCGGTCAAGTCGGGACGCTACAGGGTGCGATATACGGGGACTATACGGTGGTTGAGGGTATAGACCCATCTACGATGAAATTCGTCGCCTACGGCCTTGACTGGGGGTTCAGCAACGACCCTACGGCCTTGGTCGCCGTGTACCGCAGGGGCGACGACTTATTCATCCACGAACTGCTCTACCATCGGGGGCTGACCAATAGCGACATCGCCACCCGCTTGAAGGAGTTCGGCATTACAAGGGCTTGGGAAATCGTCGCCGATTCAGCAGAACCGAAGAGCATTGAGGAAATCTACCGCCTCGGTTTCAATATCAAGCCAGCGAGCAAGGGACCCGATTCGGTCAGGCAGGGGATTGACATCGTGAAGCGGTTCAACCTTCATGTGACCAAGGATAGCACCAACTTGATTAAGGAACTTCGCAGTTACACTTGGGCCACGGACAAGGACGGCAAGGACACGGGGGTCCCGATTGATTCCTACAACCACGCCTGCGATGCGCTCCGATATGTGGCCTTGAATAAACTTGCCGTGAGCAATTCGGGTAAGTACTTGGTGGTGTAACTTTGGGCCATGAACCTTGAATCCATCATTAATTTGCTTTTGATTTTTGGCAGATTCTTTCTCTTATTGGTCTTGATTTTTGCAATCGGCTCCCTATTATGAAACTCATCCACTACTACCACATCTATTGCGGCAACGGCGGCCAATGGCAACTCATCATGCATCAGCACATGATGGCCCTGTGCAATTACGGGCTGATAGAACAGTTGGACGAGATTCGGGTCGGCATCGTCGGCCCTCCCGACCAGCGGAAGGTGGTGAAAGAAATCTTGGACAACTCGCTCGTCGCCGCCAAAATTAAGGTGGTGGTCACCCGAACCAACGCATGGGAGCAAGCAACCCTCACCGAGATGTACAAGGCGAGCCAAACCGAGGATGCGGCCTACCTCTACGGGCATACCAAGGGCAGTTCCGACCCATCCCTGATAAACCAACTTTGGTGCAGGTCCATGGTGTTCTTCAATATCGTCGCTTGGGAACGGGCCATCGCAGAACTCGCCAATGTGGACTGCGTGGGAGCCTATTGGCTGACCAAAGAAGAGTTCCCCCAAATTGCTGACCACAACAACCCCAACGGTTACCCCTACTTTGCGGGGACTTTTTGGTGGGCCAAGTCGTCCCACATCCGTGAACTGGGCGAACCCGTTCGGGAACACCGCTGGCAGGCCGAGCATTGGATTGGGAAGCGTGAAGGCATGACCGTTTACAACTCCTGCAAGGGATGGCCTGCACCCGATAAGTTCGTTATCACTTTTTAGCCATGGCCAAAATCCCCGTCATCATCACCAACTTCAACCTCTACACTTGGCCGAAGGCGATGGTCAAGAAACTGATGCGGATGCCTGGGGTTGGACCCATCCTAATCGTGGACAACGATTCCACCTACGGCCCCACGCTGGAATGGTACGAGCAGTTGAAATTGGAAGCCAACGAGGTCGCAGTAATCCGCACGGGTGGCAACTTCGGCCACCTCGTAGCATGGCAGGCACAAATCCCGCAACAGTTGTTTGACATGGGCTACCCTGACTACATCGTCACGGACCCCGACCTTGACCTTTCGGCCCTGCCCGATGACACGCTCCTGCGTATGCGGGAACTTTGGTACGACCTACCCGAAAAGACCTACATGTACGAGCAGGAGGAAGGCGACCCGTTTAACGGGGTCAAATTTTCGGTCAAGGACAAAATCGGCCTTGGCATTCGGACGGACGATGTTCCTGCCGATGCCCTGTTCTTCCAGCAGGCCGAACTGCGCTACAAGAACCAACCCTACTTCCACGACCTGCAACTTGCACCCGTTGACACGACCTTCGCCTTCTACCATCACCAACGCTATCAGCGGGTGGTCATTGGAGGGGCAAGGATGGTCGCACCTTATGAGTGCAGGCATCTTCCCTACTACCTGACCGCTGACGATTTGAATGCGGACTGGGAGTTTAGGCAGTACCTTGACAAAGCCAACCACGCCAGCACCGCCAAGAAGATTGCGGACGGGCTTAAAATCTTTTGACCATGCCATACTCGCATCCATTCTACAAGAACCGAATCGCCGAACATATTCGGTCAGTCCTGCGACCTGATGACAAGGTGCTTGATATAGGGGTTGGATGCGGGACTTATGCGGAACTACTGCCCGAAATAACGATGGACGGGGTTGAGATTTACGAGCCGTATGTTGAGCGGTTTAACCTTCGGGCCAAATACAAGGAACTATTTATCGCTGACATTCGGGATTTTGACATCAGCCCCTACACCTACTTGATTCTTGGTGATGTGTTTGAGCATCTAACCCTCAAGGATGCAAGGGACCTGCTAAACCGAATCGGAAGCAAAAGAGCCATGATTGCCGTGCCTTACCTGTACGAGCAGGGCGCATGGGAGGGTAATGTTTACGAAACGCACTATCAACCCGACCTTACTCCCGAAATCGTTGCCGCAAGATACCCCGAACTGAACTTGATGGTCGGGGATGCGATTTATGGCTATTACACCAACTATCCGCTATGAAACTCCAAGACCTCACCATTGACCAATTCCAACGCATCGCTGCGCTGGAGTTCAGTCCCGTACTCACGGACTACGACAAGCGTGCAGGGGTCGTTGCAATCGTTGAGGGGGTGGATGTATCGCTCGTAAGGGAAATGCCCGCCAAGGGGCTGACAAAGCGTTACAAGACGATTATAGCGGAGTGGAACGAACTGCCTACCTTGGCTTACAGGAGGCGGTTCAAAGCGGGAGGCAAGTGGTGGATTCCAACGGTGTTCACCGATGAACTCACCGCTGGGCAACTCATTGACCTCATGGATACGGACACGACCGACGAAAAGAAACTCGTACAAAACCTGCACCGCATTATGGCGACCCTTTGCAGGGAAGGCGGGTTCCTTGGCCACTTCCCGAAGAAGTACGACGGGGCTTCGCACCAAGAACGGGCCGAACTGCTCAAAGCCCACGCCAAGATTGGAGATGTTTGGGGGGTGGTCAGTTTTTTTTTGCTAAGTTCAGAATCCTACTTAAAAGTTTTGAGCGACTATTCCAAGCACCTGACGAAGGGAATGCAGGCCCCGTAACCAACCCGCTTGCAGGGTACGGTTGGCTGATGGTTGTATGGCGGATGGCTAACAAGGATGTGCTGAAATTTGAGGCCATCTTTGCGATGAAGGCGGTGGAGTTCTTGAACTACGCCCTGCTCATACACGACATCTTGGAGGCCGAACGGCAAGAGGCGGAGCGGATGCGCCGCAAGTAGGACACAATTTGCGTGGCTGGACATTTACCACCATGGAGTTTGATGTATTCGTCGGTGGGTCAGGCAAGAAACTGACCGACTTGCAGAAGGAGGCCTTGGCCGATTTCGGGGTCAGCCTTGCGGATGGAGCGATTGAGAATAAGTCCTACGCTCTGGTCACCAAGTGGCTGGAGGGAGTGGTCAGGCTCGCCAAGCAGAACCTCGCAAACGCCAACGCCATTGCCAGCAACTCCCTTGCGCAGAGCATAACCGTTGAACCCATCACCTTAACCGATTCCTCCTTTGTCGTGGCTATCAAGGCCAACGATTATTGGAAGTTCGTGGACCTCGGTGTGAAGGGAACGCAGAAGAGCAGCCGTGCGCCAAATAGCCCTTT